CTTGGAACATGGACTACGTTGGTAGATACCGTGTTGGCGTTGGCTTCAATGATTGGAGATTCGCTATCATGGGCGGTGCTTCCGCAGGTACTCAGCTTTCATAATGTGTTTGCATAAGTCCTCCCCCGTGAGTAGGTTCACACCGAAAAGGGGGAGGATTTTTGTACAAGGAGGATTCTATGACACCTAAAGGTTTAAAGATTGGCGATACGTTTGAAGATATGGGAAGACGCGAAATGCTTCGTTACAGAGTTATCGGTTTTGACGGACAGGGCAACTATATTGCAAAGTTAATCGAAAACGAAGTTGAAGAAGTAAAGGACGAGCCGATTCCCGTTGAAGAATTTATTCAGGAAGAACTTCCGTTTACGATGCCCGATGACGAGTTAGTTGAAAAAGAACAGCCCGTTGTTGAGGAAGTAAAGGAAGTAAAGAAGACGGCCCCTAAGAAGACCGCAACAAAGAAGAAGACCACGGCAAAGAAGACCTCTAAGAAGTAGGAGATAAAAAATGGCAACTTGGTATGACATAAAGTTTCGCACTATGAACAAGATGTTTGCATCAAAGGGAAACAATATTCCCACTGATACATCATCGGTTGATTACTTAGCAGCGATGCCCGGAGCGTGTAATGAAGCATTACAGCGACTTTCAACGGCGGGCAAATTTATTATTAAGTCCATACAGATAGCGCATAACCCCATTAAGAATTTAATCTCGGATGGAAAGAAAATACTTTCATCCGAAGGCGGAGAACTTTCAATCGAAGCAACGGGCGCAAGGTCGTTATACGTTGAAGTTCTGGGGGCCGTAACAATGACGATTAAGGTTGGCGAAACGGAACTCTTAACAGAAGTAATATCAAGCAAAGCCCATTATTCTTCCGTGAGAAAACTTATTACCAACACAGACAACGAACTTGTAAAGGTCAAGTTTGAGTCTGATTACCCTTTTGCAATTAAGAACTTTGCATTGTACGGCGCAACCTTTGAACTTGAAAGCGATGTTCAGAGTTTTGCAGAAGTGATTAAGTACGATTTATCACAGCTTGCCGATTCGTTCTATATGCTTGCACAGGACGGAATCATCTTTGAAGGAAGCGAAGGCGTTTCGAGATATGAACAGACCTCGGATTACTTTGAAGAAGGCGGACGGGTATTAGTCCTTGATAGAAACAAGCCCGGCAACTACACAATCTACTATCGTGCTTATCCTCAGAAGATTACAGCGGATACACCCGACAGTTACGAACTTGAATTAGATCCCGAAGTAGAAGCATTAGTTCCCTTGTACATGGCTTCACAGATTTATAAAGACGATGACAACGGAATAGCAACTACTTACAGAAACGAGTTTGAAGTTGGCTTACAGAGTTTAAAGGATGCGATTAAAGCACCGATGTCAGAAACATTTACAAGTGAAAGTGGGTGGATTTAATGGCGGTTCAGTTCAAAGTACCGAAGACAGTTCCAAGGTCAATAAGTGTTGTTGATGAATTTCTTGGCGTTGACTTCACTAATTCGTCTGCCGCTATTGACATTCGCAGAACTGCAAACGGTCAAAACATGATTAGGTCCGTTCCTGGTAAAGTTCGTAAGAGCATGGGATGGACAACACAAAAAACATATACAGAAGAAAAGATAAACGGATGCCACTTTTTACGTGGTGAAGAAACATATCTTATTCATGCGGGAACTAAGCTGTATAACGGCAACACGGTTGTATACAGCGGTTTAAACGATGAACGTTCTATGTCATGGGAGTTCGATAAGAAACTCTACATCGTAGACGGAAAGAAGATGATTGTTGTTTCAAAGAATGGTTCAACCTATTCGGCCTTGACGGTTGATAGCGTTGCTTACATTCCTACGTTGACCATTTCTAAGGACCCTTCGGGCGGTGGTACGGCTTATGAAGATTTAAATCTTTTACAGCCTGGATTCACCGAATCGTTTTTGGGTCAAGCTGGTGTAACTGAATACAGTTTGTCTTTTGGTGGCCTTGATGCTACCCCCGTAACGGCACAAGTCTTATCCGCTCAGGGCGAGTGGGTAGACAAGACAGAAGGCACACACTTTACGGTTAATCGTACAACGGGAACAGTTTCATTTTCAACTGCCCCTGGCGTTTCTCCCGTAACGGGTGAAGACAACGTGAAAATCACGGCATACAGAACTGTAAGCGGTTATGCATCAAAGATTAACAAATGTAAGATAGGCGTTTTATATGGGGCGAATGGTGGTAATGACAGACTGTTCTTGACGGGCAATCCTGATTATATCAATTACGATTGGTATTCAGAATCGTATATGCCTACGTATTTCCCCGACACAAACTATTCGAAACTTGGTTCCGATGCATCAGCGATTATCGGTTATTCCAAAATCGGTAACTATCTTGCAACGCACAAGGATGATTTTGAACGCGACCAGAACATTATCCTCAGAGGAAGCACAACAGTAAATGACAAGGCCGTGTTTAAGATTACAAACGCTTTGCAAGGATGTGGAGCATTAGCACCTTACTCTTTTGGGTATATTGCTAATGAACCTTTATTCCTTACAACGCAAGGCATATTTGCTGTAACGGCACAAGATGTAACGGGTGAAAAGTACTCGCAGAATCGTAGTTTTTTCTTGAACGGCAAACTATTAAAAGAATCGCATCTTGAGAACGCATACGCTGTTGTTTTCAAAGATATGTACGTTCTTGCAATCAACAATGTTTTGTATATCCTTGATGGTTTGCAGTCAGTAATGACGGACAAATCTTTGCCGTATGCCACAAGACAGTATTGTGGATTTTACCGCACAAATGTCCCCGCCAATTGCTTATGGGTGAGAAACGGAGAGTTGTGGTTCGGTACGGAAGACGGAAAGATATGTAAATTTGCTACTGATACAAACTCGTTGGCAAGTTACAACGATGATGGCGAAGCGATAGATGCAGTTTGGGAAACGCCAGACATCGAAGGCAAACTTTTCTACAAGAACAAAACATTGAGATATATTGCGATAAGACTTGATTCCGCATTGAAAACCTCAATAAAAGTTTTCACCAAAGGGCGTGAAGATTGGGAGTTAGTCAAAGAAAATGCTGCAAACGGTGATTCCTTTGCCTTTGACGAAATAATATTTGACCAATTCACTTTTGCGGGCGATATGTCACGAATGATTTCAACAGTTAAAACAAAGGTTAAAAAAGTTGATAGCTTCCAAATCAAAGTACAGAACGATACTTTGAATGAACCTTTTGGCCTTTTTGAGATTGGCTTGGAATTTGTCGAGAACGGCAACTTCAAACCTTAAAGGAGATAAGATATGGCTTTTACAAAAATAACTGAATCAGATTTAACCAATAAAGGTGTTATCGGATTACAGAACAAACCTGGCCTTTCAACATCTGCGATGCAAGAAAAACTTGAACAGACTGCGCGTGAAGTTATCATTCCTAAGTTCAACGAGTTATCGGAAGAACTTGATGAGAAATTCGAAGGTTATGTGTCCGTAACAGCAGATGGCATTAAGACTACACAGCAGTTGTTAGATGAATTATTTGCATTGATTGATTCCGATAAGATGACTGCAAGGAGCGTCCTTTTTGATGACCAATCGTGTTATCACACGTTGCAGTTGAGTCCATTAAGATATATTTTTACAAATTCAACCGTATATCAATCATCTCTTAGTGTAAGTTCGATATGGATGGTTGCATCAAGTTCAGTCTGGTATAACATGTATACATCAAACGCCCAAATGACATTCCGTGATTTAAGTAATTTGATTCCAGCTTCGGGAAAAGTATACAAGATTTCGTATTAGGAAGGAGAATAATAAACCATGAAACAGTTAACAACAGCAGGAACCGCGGTGTACATGGCAGTCGGTTCAATTGGCGGAGCAATTGCTTTTCTTATCGGCGGATGGGAAAAGGGTATTCAGACACTTTTAATCTTTATGTTGATTGACTACTTAACGGGGCTTGCACTTGCAGTGCTTAATAAGTCAAGCAAGACAGCAACGGGCGGTTTAAGTTCCAAGGCGGGATTGAATGGACTGTTCAAGAAAGCTGGAATGTTGGTAATCGTTATTATTGCGCAGAGACTTGATGTATTGTCGGGAACCACTTTTATAAAAGATGCGTGCATTATCGTGCTGATAGCCAACGAAGGTTTATCTATTATAGAGAATTTAGGCACTATGGGAGTTCCGATTCCCAAAGTACTTATTAATGTTATAGAAGCATTAAAGAAAACTGATGACCAGTACAAGACGGAAGAACCTATTTCCGATGAGGAAAACAACAATGAAGAAAGTGAGGAAGTGGATTCGTAAGGTGGGAATTGGCGTAAGAAATTTTATGACAAACGCTTACGCGATTATCAAACTGTTTGAGTTATGGATGTGAAAGGAGAGCATATATGCCTGTTGTAATACCTACACTTGACCCCACAAGAGGGGGAACAACAACGAATCCCAAAGGAAACGGCGGCGGACATAACAGCGGTGGTGGCGGAGACCACGGTGGCGGTGGAAAATCCCGTGGCGGTAACGAAGCACCCAAGAGAGAAGAAAAGCAGACACTTCCTGCTGACCGCTGTGCGCGCGTTTAAGTAATTAATGGAATATTTATCACAAACACAAAACACCCTTGAAATCTACCGACTACGGAGACGAGAAGGGTGTTTTTGATGAAAGGAGAACAACGGTGAGCGATAGCAAATTAGTAAGTTACGTTAAATGGTCACCTAACTATACAGCAATGAGTGACAAAGTAAATGATACCGTCACGATTCATTGTGTTGTCGGACAAGTGACAGTCGAAAGACTTGGTGAAATCTTTGCGAAACGTTCAAAGAACGCATCATCCAATTACGGCATTGGTTTTGATGGAAAAGTCGGACAGTACGTTCGCGAGAAAGACCGTTCTTGGTGTACATCATCCGCAAAGAATGACAGCAGAGCAATCACAATCGAAGTTGCTTCCGATACCACACACCCTTACAAGGTAACTGATGCAGCTTTTGAATCATTGATAAACCTTCTCGCAGATATTTGTAAGCGAAACAAAATCACAAAGCTGTTATGGAAGGGCGATAAGTCTTTAATCGGTCAGATTGATAAGCAGAACATGACAGTCCACAGATGGTTTGCAAACAAAGCGTGTCCGGGCGATTACCTTTATGAACGCCACACATTGATTGCCGAAAGAGTAAATCAGTTATTAGGCGTTGCAGAAGAACCAAAGGACAACACAACGTTTATGTATCACACAGTTCGCAAGAACGAATCTATGTCGAAGATTGCAAGCCTATACGGAGTTCCTTTACAGGCCGTTATTGATGCGAATCCGCAGTACAAAAATCCTTCCCTTATTCGTATTGGTGATGTGATTACGGTTCCCGTCAATACAAATATTATCCCTAAGACTTACACGGTTATAAGCGGTGACACACTTTCAAAGGTCGGTCAAAAGACAGGCGTTGATTGGCACAAGATAGCAAAACTTAACAACATAAAGTTTCCTTACCTTATCCGCAAGGGACAAGTTCTTAAATTAACGTAAAGGAGAAAAGAAATGGCAGTATTTAATCAGGCAACGGAAACCGCAAGAAGCGGAAAGATTAAGACTACATCTAAGGATTACAAGAACGCCGCTGCACAGAAAACGACCACGCAGAAAACCACAATCCCCGCCGGAACAACAATAACAATCGCGGGTGGTGGAAGCGGGAAACTTATTGCGGATGGTAGCGGTGGTTGGGTTAATACCAATAACACAACCTCAAACACTAATACCTCTACTAATAAATATTCAGATATGCTTAACTCGGTGGCAAGTCAGCAAGCAAAATTGGCAGCACAGAACGCAACAAGTCAGTTGAGAAATGCTATTACCAAAACTGTATCTACTCCCGCTTTAGTAGGCGCGTCTATTTCAACACCCGCTGCAACAACCACTACCACACCCAAGGCAAGCGATACAAGCGGTAACAATGTAAGTTACAACGCAAATAGCGGTAGTTCTTACTCCGTTGCTTCTCCCACAGTTCAGGCTATTGCTACTCCCACTATTGCAGGCGCAGGACTTGGCGCAGATCCTTACGCAGAAGTTTACGCATTGTACGACCAATTACAGCAGGCGCAGGAAGATGCATTACTGAAACAGCAGAACGCACTTGCCGAACAGAAGAGAGCGCAGGAAGAAGCACTCGCACAGCAGAAGGCAGCACGACTTAGTACTTTACAGGCTAACTACAACAATGCAAAGAGCAAACTTGATTCATCGTTCAATTCTGGTGAAACCGAACTTAACCAGAACGCAGACGAAGCATTAAGACAGGCATACATTAATTCTCAGCTCAATCAGAAGAGACTTAATCAGCAGTTGGCAAGCATGGGTATTACGGGCGGTGCGCTTGAATCAATCCTTGCTAACGCTTATAACACCTACGGCAACAATAGAAACGCAATCGAAAGAGACAGAGCAGACCAACTCAGAACTCTTCTTGCTAACTATCAAGGAACCCTTGGTGATATTGAGAACTCTTATCTTGCCGGACAGAATGATACAGACTCCGATTATTCGGGTAGCATTGCAGACGCTTTGACAGGATACTATGACAAG